GGTGAAGACATTAAGAGAGCTATAACGTCTCTTGGGTGGCGCAGTAACTGTATGGTGGTTGGATCCGATGTAGATCAAGATCATCCTTCAGTTACCGTTCCACAAGGAGACTTTATACCTCTTGGTAAAATTGACCGAAATTTGCGAGGAAATGGCAGATCAAATATTGTGGCTTCACCACTTCAGAAAACTTATGAATATAATGATTACACTCCAACTACAGCCCCAGCCATCCTTCATCGCACATTTGTTAATGGAGAATATGTAGACCCATTAGAAAAAGGTCTACGTAAATGTGGTGTTAAAACGGCACTCATTGAGAAAAATAAATTAGAAGCTGCTTTCAAACATTATTCAAACAAAATTTTTAATAATATCGACTCTAATCATTGTAGAGTTTTAACTCATGAGGAATCAATATCAGGAATTGAGGGTGACCAATATGCTGATGCCATCAACCGCCGCTCCAGTCCCGGATACCCCTGGTCGGATCAAACCCAGGGACATGTAGGGAAAACAAAGTGGCTTGGTAAAGATGACATTTTCATATATGATCATCCTGAATTAGTACAAGCATTAAATTATAGAGAAGAGCGTGCGAAACAAGGATTACGTACTCCAACATACTGGGTAGATACACTCAAGGATGAGAGGCGGTCATTGGAAAAAGTGGCCGCAGCAAAAACTCGAGTGTTTTCAGCTGGTTCGATGGATTACATCATTCTGTTTCGCAAGTATTTTCTAGGATTTAATGCGCATGTTATGAAAGAGAAAATTGATAATGAAATTGCCGTAGGTATTAATGTGTATTCACCAGAATGGGACCGTCTTGCTCGTCATTTATCTTCTCAAGGTCCAAAAGTTATTGCTGGTGATTTTTCTAATTTTGATGGTTCATTAAACCCCCAAATTGTTGCCAAAATTGTTGATTTAATTAATGAATGGTATGATGATGGAGAAGAGAATGCTCGTGTTCGCAGAGTGTTGTGGGAGGAAATTACTTCCTCTCATCACATTTTTGAGGACAATGTGTATTCTTGGACACATTCTCAACCATCAGGTAATCCGGCTACAACTATTATAAATTCTTTGTATAATTCCATTTCTATGCGTATTGTGTATCAGATTGTAATGGCAGACACACCCTTTGCTTCATTGAAATATTTCAATCAATTTGTGAGTATGATTTCGTATGGTGATGATAATGTGGTCAATATCAATGAAATGATAATTGAGCACTTTAATCAATTGACTATTACGGAAGGATACTCTCAGATTGGTATGACGTATACTGATGAAGCAAAGACAGGTGTGTTGGTGCCATTCCGATCACTAGCTGATGTTAAATTTCTGAAGCGTGGATTTCGCAAAGATGTTCGGTTCTATGCGCCTTTAGAACTGGATGTCATCATGGAAATGCCACAATGGGTGAAAACTGACCTCAATGTCGTAGAGAACACTGTGGTAAATGTTGAAACTGCTCTGCGTGAACTTTCGTTACACCCAGAGCCAGTTTTCAATAAGTACTCACAGCAGTTGTTGAAGGCATCGAGGGCACATCTACCCCAGCAACCGGAAGAATTAACATATTTAGATTATAGATTATTAGATTTTAACAAATATTATTAAGGTTCAAATCTTAAGCTTAGGGCTATGTAGTGATGGTCACAACAATTGCATAGCAGCAAATCCCGGACTTAAGTTAGCTTTGCTAGGTGGAGGGGTATTTACTCCTAGTGATTGATGTTTGCCACCTAAAATTATAGGATATCAATCTGACCCAACATTTATTTGCTTAAGTTGACAAATAAAATTCGTTGTTAAATAATTAACTTGCTCCTAAAATTTCAAAAACTGATACCCGTCTAAGCCTTATGACCATGATTATTATAAAGGATTTTTATAAGACCAATGGATTTGATAAACCGACTCTCAATAAATTAAGACAATTTTGTAAAGAATTCGATGATACTTATACAGAACGTATTTCGTTAGAAAATACGATATTAAATTATAAAATTATTCACCGCGGTAGTGAATATTTATTGAGATTAACTGTAATAAATGATAGATTAAATTTTGTTCATTTGCTTGTACCTTCTTGTCATTGTGATTTTGTTTCCCAAACTTCAACTATGGGAGACCCTTCTAGCACTATAACTGAAACTGATCCTGCTCAACATTCTACTTCTCAAGAAATTGTAACTTTTATTGATGACACTGCTACACAGGAAGCTTCACTCCCTGTGCCTATCACCCCAGAACAACAAGTTCTCGCAACGGGTGCTGAAAATCGTAATCATACTATTGAAGAAATTTTAGCGCGTCCAACCATAATTACACAACAGAAATGGACAACATCACAAACACAAGACACAGACATCTATTCTGTAGCTTTTCCTGACGCTATTTTAAATGCTTCAGACGTTGTACGAGACAAAATTCAAAATTTTACATTCTTGCGTGCCGATATATGCGTGAGGGTTGTAGTCAACGCTTCTACTTTCCAACAGGGAAAACTTCTGGGATATTTTGCTCCGTTTTCGCGGGTTGTGGGTCAAAGAGCGCAGCTCAACGAACATTTGCCCGCCAAATCGGCTTTTCCGGGGATTGTTCTAGATGCATCGACCGGCAACATGGGGGAGCTGAGGATTCCATTTGTCAGCCCTTACACACATTACAACCTAACAACGCAACAAGGAGACATGGGAAACTTTCAACTAACCGTCCTCAACCAGCTCAAAACTCTTACAGATTGTTCAGTGACAGTATTAGCGTGGTTTGAAAATGTCGAATTAAGTGTTCCCACGGCACGACCTAATCGCGTAACAACATTGAAAGCTAATACACCTTCAACAAATAGTGACAAAGCAATGATTGTAAAATTAATTAAGGACGGGATAATTCAAGTCAGAAAAGATGCAATAACAGATGAATTAACATTTTTAGATCCATATAAATCACAAGTTGCAGAAGATTTAGAGAAATCACGGAAAGGAATTGTAACTGAAACATTGGAACACGTTGCTGGTGTTGCTAGGGGTGGTCAGATGTTACCTGTAATAGGCAAATTCTTTAAACCTGTCGAATGGATTTCCAATTCGCTGTCTAAAGTATCTGCCCTTATGGGTTTATCAAAACCTACCTCTGTGCAAACTCAGGAAAAATTTTCAAACGTGCCTGGTTTCGGATATACACACACTGATGGATTAGATCAGTCTCTAACTCTTGCCTGCAAACAAGACAATCAATTAGAAATGCGTGGAGATCTATTCGGTTCTAACGCTGATGAAATGAATATAAATTTTGTATGCTCTCACATGAATTGGTTTGACACTTTCACATGGAACACTTCAACTGATCCTCTCGTAAATCCACAAATTAAAGAACTTGCTGTGCATCCTGGCTTATGTCCCTTCTTTCAAGATAATTATAACCCAACGCTTCTTGCTTTCTGTTCAGCCCCATTCCAATTTTGGAGAGGAGGTCTTCGGTTTAAATTGCAAGCAGCTAAAACAGCTTATCATTCTGGTTGTATGCGTATCTCTTTTGTCCCTTCAGGACTATTAGCTCAAAAATACAATTTAGATAAAGTAAACTCATGGATATTAGATCTTCGCACATCCGATGAAATTGAATTTGAAGTTCCATATATATCAAACACACAGTACAAGAAAGTTATTCTCGCTCCACCATCTGCTGTTCCAAATCCAAGTGCTACGACTGGAATACTTGTATTCGAGGTACTCAACGCTTTACGTGCCCCCGACACAGTCGCTCAATCAATTGACATGAACTTATGGATTGCAGGTGCATCCTCTTATCAAGTTGCTGTTCCAGATTTCACCCGTTATCGCATTGGTAATGGACTTGCAAATCCCACAGCCACCGATATTGTTGATTCAGAACTCGAGGAATTGTTGCCTAAACGAAAGAAACGTGCGTTGGAACTGAAATCACAAGACTATGATTACAGTTCTGGGTACGAATCTCAAGTTTTAGGCGCTTTCCAAGATAAAGGATTCAACAACATGGGTGACGCAGCAAAAATGTTTGAAATGAAACCTGTAGATGACCTAACTCCAAAGAAATTAACAATTGGTGAAGACATTCAAAATATCAGATCACTAATAAAACGATTCGGGTGGGTATCTAAATATGAAATTAAAAATAGAAACATTAGTGCAGACATTAATTTAGGATACTTCAGAGCTGCTGAAGCAACAAGTGTCACTGCACTTGATTATTTTTCCTGGATGTACAGATTCTATAGAGGTGGAATTCGATACAAATTAACAACTGATATTCATGATTTGCCTGCTTCAAAATTATTTATTAACAATGATGGTACTGGTGGGGAAATACCAGCTGTAACATATTATTCGATTCGAGATGATCCAGTAGTTCATCTTAGTTTAAACGTAAATTCAGATTCATTGCCAAAAGTTCTTCAAGTTACAACAACTCAAAACAATCCACCATTGCCTGAAACTTGGAAAAACACAAATTTTTCACATCGCACATTTCCGAGTTTAAATCCATATGCTGAAGTAACCGCACCTTATTATGGAACAACACCTATATTACCAATCACATCACCAAACGGCGTTATACTTGATGACGTTGCCTATAATTCGCTAAATTATTCATATCAAGGTAATAAAATAGAAGATTTCAATTGGAACAATACAACTGGTGATTGGGAATCAACACTATCAACTGCTGTTAGAGCAGATGTAAACGCGTGGGTCGCAGCCGCAGACGACTTCACTTTTGGCTGGCTAGTGGGCCCGCCTCATCTTAAAGATAACACACCATAGACTTTTTAATATAAATAAATATCATCAATATTTAAATGTAAGAATAGAATTAGATTAGATTTAGTCACCTAATTGGTATTTCAATTCGCGAAAAGTCGTTTTTACTTGCATACATATTGGTTACAGTATGTAAGCTTTTCGACTAGGAATAGAAAAATTCCTTTACATCCACATGCGTC